CCCCGAGTCTAATTAAGCAGTGTAGCTACCGTTAGTTGGAACGTAGTAGATAAATTTACCTGAAATATAACCAGCAGCTGCAGCAGAAGCACCAGCACGACCAGTGATATAAACCATTTCAGATGCAGACATAACAGCGCCAAGACCTGCGCCCGGCACAGTTGAGGTAGCCCAAGTAATTACTTGTTTGCCTAGGTCAGCATCAGCTTCATTTAATAAGCCTTCTGGAGTTGCAGTACCTGAATTATACAAAGTATAACCCAAATCAAATGTAGGGCTGCTGCCACCAGTACCAGCGGAATTTACTTGAATTTCGGTAATAACTGCACCGATAGGTAAAATTACATTGCCAGTATCAGTAGATGATTTTTGGACTTTGGTGCCGTTTGCAGCAGTGGCTAACAGATAGAAATCTGCAACCATTAACATTGAACCTGCATAGGCAGTTTTAGTAGTGTCACCGCCGCCTGAGCGCCAGATTGCTTGAGTAGTAGATGTAGCCATGAGAGCCTCGCACTTGAGTCATACCGTCTTGTGCAGTGTCCTCTAGGTAGGTCGGTATGAGTTAAATAATAAGTCCTAGTCGCGGCTCGATATTAGCAGTTAAGTTATTGGGCTGCAAGAAGTTTGTTTGGCTTCCACACCCAACGCTTTTTACCACAATCATATATGCGCCTTGCCCCCATAAAGTATGTCATTTCTCTTTCTGTCCGGCTGTCTGTTTCTGGATCATATATTTCATCAATGCCATGCTCTTTAAGTTTTGTTGGTATGTTTCTTCTTTGGTAATTAGACTTTGGCAGCAACCCTTTTTTCATACTCCAAATTTGATAATCGGGTGGTGTTTCCTCTTCCATCAAAAAACCTAATTGCTCGTACATAATTCCTGAAAAATACCGATTATCTGAAAAAGACTTAACTTCATTAGGTTTATGCTCTGATAAAAAAGCTTTGAATAATTTAGAAGCCCCGCCTGAAACTGTCACTCTCGATGCGTATCGGCTGAGTGTCCACACTCTACCTTGAACTCCTCTACCTCGATCATTCACCCCAAACGTAAATCTCATACAGGATACAAGTTTATCTTTCCAATATAATCCATAGTGTTCGCCGGATCCATTTCCGCCTTGGGGATGATACTTATCGTAAAAACTTATAGCCTCAGCATGTGAAACTTTTTTAATTTCACATTTTCTAGCCATCAATCTGCCTTTGGTTTTACCAATAGAATTACGCAACAAGCGTTTTATTACTTTGGGGTTGTTTTTCCATTCTGATTCATAAATTGTTATTAGCCTTATACCTTTGTTTGCGCAGGACTTATATTTGTTACAGTGCGCATGTTTACCTTGTAACTCTTCTTCAATTGTTCCGTGGCTGTGCCAAAACATTCCAGAATATTCAACTGCTAGTTTGTACTCAGGCAAAACAATATCCAACTCTTTAGGAGAAATAATTGTTCTATCTCTTCTATTTACCTTAGTAAAAATGGATAAAAATTTAGCAATCTCATCTTCTTGTGAAGATTTCATGTGATTGCACTTAGTACATGGATTATTGCCGGCCAAAAGTGCATTGGGTTTTGTTAAGCACAAACTATTGTGTGCAGAGCATCTGACAGTAATGCTGGTATTACTGCTAACATAAACAGATTTGGAAGTGTCAAATAAGTCTCCAAAGACATTTGCTAATTTTAAAGTGAACGATTCTAGTGTGTCTTTTTGTGACTGCCCTCTTTTATCTTCAGAAAAACATTGTGGGCAACCGGATCCAGACCAATGAAACTCAGGTTTTTGCTCAAAGCTGCCATGGCGTTTACATATTATTGTTACAGGTGACTGTTGACCGTTATATTGAACGTGACTGTAATCATATCTGTCTCCGTGTTGTTGGATAAAGCGTTGTATAGTTTTGTTTTTAGTTAGTCTATTTTTTCCAACTCGGTCAGCAAATGCACACTGTTGGCATTTTTTACCGTTTATTAAATTTTTAGCATCTGCCTGTACAACACCATGTGTCGGGCATACAAAGGCTATTTTTTGGTTCATGCCTGCATAGACAGACATTGAAAAGTTATAAGGCCCTCCGTATGAGCGTACAAATGCTTCCCACTTGGCTTTACCTTGATTAAACAACGGGCTGTTTTGCTTATTTATCTGCATAAAATTCTCCTAAAATTTTAGAAAATTATACAATAAAGAAACCAAGTGTGTAAATAAAGAAACCAATTGTTTTTTAAACGCAAAAGAAAACCCGCCGAAGCGGGTCTCCAATAATAACCTAAGTTATTGATTTACAAGGTTAAGCCCCTTGTGAGCCATAGATACCTAAAGGATCACTCCATCCAAAGCTGTACCGCTCACGGCTCTTGTAACGAACATTGCCTGTATCGAAGTCACCATCCATTGACTGTGCCAGTGGGCTACGAACAAAATGTTTCAAGCCATTTGGCACGTCCGTGGTCAAGAACCAAGCATTGTTGTCAGTCAAGAAGTGGTTAATAGCATAACCTTCTGGAACAGAACCGTTATTTTTGATTGCATTGATGTCGTTGTCAGTAGTGCCAACTCTCAACTCAGTTTCCAACAAACGTGTTGCAACGAATTGCAATGCTGGTGGAACAATCAATTTTTTAGGTTTAGCAGCAATCAACAAACCACGTTCGTCAGTCCATGCAGCAATTTGAATTACCGCAGCTTCCAAAGAAGTTTCGTTTAAATCCGCAGCTGTTGCAGGGATGTTGCTGTTTGTGCCGCCAGATACTAATGGGTGGTCGTTAGCAAATAATGCTTTACCATCACCACCAGCATAGCTAGAGCTGAAACCGTTGTTTAATACGCCAGCAGCTTTAACTTGTTTGGTGTAAGCCATAGCACGAGCCAAAGCTTTTGTATAACGAGCAGACAAAGAGTCATACAAGTTATCTTCGATAGCTTCTTCAGTTAAGCTGAAGCCCAAAGCAATTGTTTCGTGGTTGTAACGTGCAGTCCAAGCTTCTTGGCCATTGTCATAAGCGATGGCAGAACCCTCGTTTTTGACTGGAGCAGCTGAGAAACCAGACAATTTTGTTTCTTCTTCAAAAGAACGTTCAGAAGTCTCTGTTTCATAGATTTCTTTATGTTCTTCACCGTAGCGAGCGTATTCCAAACCGAACAAAGCGTTCAAGCCCGGTAGTAACTCTTTTAATAACTGAGCGCGTGAAATTGCCATTTATGACTCCTTAGATGCCAGCAAGTTGTTGGTAAGAATGGTAACCGAAGTTGAATTTAACAATCACTTCGAAGAAACCAGCTGAAGTAGCTGTGTCAGGCACTAAGTCAACTACACGCATTGGCAAGCCAGCGGTATCACCGTTAGCGTAAATACCAATTTTAGAGTCACCAGTTACAGTTGAACCTGTATTCAATACCAAAGCTACGTTGTTACCCAATGTAGTTTGTGACAAAGCAACAGGTGTCAAACCAGTAGTATTGGCAGTGTCGCCAACAGATACTACTTTATACAACGCATCTGGATCATCAGAGATGTATGCAACAGCATCAGTTACGCCAGAAGAATAACCGGGCCAGTACTGAGAAAACAATTTTTGTTTTGTGACAGGGTTTGTGTATGAACAACCTAAGAATACACCAATAACACCGTGGACAGAGCCAGTTGTTTGTGCAGCTAAAGTTGAAACAATGATAGTACCGTCAGAACCAATCTGGATAACGTCACCGTTAAAAATAGCAGTGTTATAGCTAACACTTGAAGTGGTGATTGGTAATTGACGAGTAGCGCCAGCAAAGACTTGACCGCCGATCAAATTGATCGGTTTTAAGCCATATGGGGCTGGGACTGAAGGATATGCAGCCATTTATAACTCCTAAATGAATAAATTAAGCACCTCTACCAAAGCTTGTTGATGACTTACGTTCTCTAAATAGAGGCATACGTGCATCGCTTTGGCGCATCAGACTATTGTCTACAGCATCCGCTTGAGCCTGTGTTTGACCATTGAAATATTCATTTCGTTGGGAAACAAACTCTTCTGGTGTTTTGCAAAGCAATAATCCACCGATCTCGATGTTGTCTTTAAATCGACTATTCGGATCAACTAGCATTTGGAACTTGGGTTGTTCTTCAATACGAACTGGCTCCCAGCCTTCACGTAGTTTGGACGAAAGGTTACGAGGGTCGGCGTTGTTCAAGGTTGAGACACGTACCCATCTATAAGCGAAACCAGCCTGTTTGTCTGGCTCTGGTAATGTTTCAGGTAACTGCCATTGTTTTGGACGCTCCTGCATTACGCGGGTTTCTAGTTCACGGTTTGATCTATTTTGTGCAGTCATTATCTTTTCTCCAATTTCATAAGTTCTCTTGCATAAATTTCAGGCGTTAACCCCAGTTTCTTTGCCAACTGGACCTGACTTGTACTGAGCCTAATTTTGTTGGAAGCTGTACTGCGGGTAGCCGGAGCAACAACCGTATTTGGTTTTGCCTTTGGTTCCCCAAAATGCTCACTAAACCGCTTGCGCATTGTTTTGTCCAATGTGCTGTAATACTCATCAGAGCCTACTTCAACACCGCTGTTTACAAGTTTTGTGTGTAAACCTAGTGCCGCTGCTGTCATTTCCTCATCTTGCCCAAACCATTTGTTGCGTTCTTGCCACGCTTGAGCTTTTTGGTCTGGTTGTACTACTTGAGGTTGTACGGCACGTGACTCTTCACGTTGGCTTTGTACAATATCTTCAGGTTCTTGTAAAGGAGTTTCCTTTAAATTGTTAGCACGGATTAAATTTAACTGTGCTAAATTCATTTTTTCCTGTGCTGAAATTACACCATCAGTGTCGCCAGACTCATAAGCTTCACGATATGCGCGTTTCGCGGCATCCATTTCCATCTGTGCATTAGACTGCGCAGTAGTGATGTATTCCTTTTCGCCTGTTGCATAGGCAGAGCGCAACTTTAGGTTTTCCGCATAAAGTTTTCTAGCTACAGATAGCGCTTCTTCTTGCTCTCTGGCTAACTGTTCTTTAGCTCTACGTTCATCGTGCCAAACTTTTTTAAGTTGCTTCAGCTTTTGTTTAACGCCTTCATCGTATTCCTCAAGTTCATCACGGTCTAAATCATCCGCAATTTCTTTAGGCATAGGTTGACGACCTCGGTCTTCTTCCGGTGTGTCATCTTCAATCTCAATTTCAATATCAAGATCAGGAGACTGATCTTGCTCATCAGGAAATTTAAAATCCTCTTGTTCGTAAGCCATATATCACTCCTTATTTACGTGTAATACCGCGTGGGTCGTCGACCACCGCTTCAACAACATCATCATTGATTAATCTAAATTCTCGACCGTGAATTAACAGTCTCGAACCAGAGTTAGGTCTAACTAATACAAAGTCACCTACTTTGCACCAAGCGCCACTTGGGAATTTAGTTTCGTCTTTGTACGCATCAGGACCCATAGCCACAACGAATAAAACAGTTGTTAAAACTTCTTCGTTTTTAAGGGTAACATCGGCCTTTAATAGCCCACTGTCGAACTCCTTTTCAGCTTCTGGGATTGCACATAAAATATGGTACCCAGAAGGTTTAGGTAGTTGAGATGCCTTTTCCTCGTTAGTTGCCCCAAGGTCAACAGCACCAACTACTTGCGGTTTACTGGGGTTTGTAGCCAGTAATATCTCAGGCATCTGAGTTCTCCATTTTCTTTCTAAGGGTTTCAGTTAATTCCCTAGCGATGAGTAACCCTCGTACCTCACCACAGAGCCGTTTATATTCGTCAAAACTATCCGCCTTCCCGTGGCAGATTGCTGTCTGAATCAGTTCTATTTCTTCGTTGATTTGTGCAACTAAGACTTCAAACGCATCCATTAATCACCTTTTGTCGGTTTGTGTTGTTTTTGTGCTTCCAACGTTGCTGCTGTTTTCAGTGCATCAATCGCCATTTTTTGATTATTGCTGCGCTTCTGCTCAGTAATTTGTGCTGCCGATTTAAGCGCCTCAGTTTTTAACTTAGCAGCATCGCTATCACGTTTAGCCGTTACTTGTGCTGCAGATTTTAAAGCATCAATTTTTTGTTGCTGTGAAGCTGTGCGTTCTTGTGCTGCGATACGTTCGCGTTCAACCTGAAGCTGCTGTGCTTTAAGCTGAATATCCGCTTGGTCTTTCTGTGCTTTACGTTGTTGCTCTTGCTGTTTAAGCTGCAACTCTTGCATCTGCATTTGAACCAATGGGTCTTGCATTTGTTGTTGGGCTTGTCGTTGTGCAACTTCTGCTTGGTTTTGCTGTAGTAACTGCTGCGCTGCCTGAGCTAACAACGGTGATAATCTTGCTTCTGCTTCAGGATCCATATGAGCATCTTCGCCTGATTCATCTTGTTGAGGAGGCAATGCAAAACCTAACTGCTGTTCAATCTGTTTGCGGTATTCAAACCCTAAATGTTCAGCAATGTGCGCTTGCGCTGCTGCTGCAATCTGTTGTGCCGCTGGATTACCTTGTAACAACTGCTGAATTTTTGGATCCTGCATAGCTGTCATATGCACTTGAATATGTGCTTGATGATCTTGGTTTAAAAACGCTTTGACAGGTTTCATCGCCAATATATTTTGATTTTCAGTAATCGGATCTAATGGCTTCATGTCCTCAGCCATCGGCACTAACTTCTGAGCGTCTTTAATACCTAATACGTCCAACATCTGACGATGTAACAACGGCATGTTATAAATCTGAGGCGACTGCTGAGCCAGCTGCAATACCGCTTGGTACTGAACAATCTTCTGCGCCATTGTAGAGGCGTTTGGATCAGATACAGGGATAACGTCAACCATCGAGTAGTCAGAGCGTTTAGCTTTTCTACTACCTGTATCTGGCTCGTAGTTGTAGTCTTCTGGCGCATACGCTGCAATGATTCCTTTTAATAGAACCAATTCTTGCTTAAAGCTATAGTGGATACGCGCTTGAATTGCGCTCATCGACTTCAGAGTGCGCTCTAAAATAGCCAGTGTGGTGCCTACAGGCGCTTGTCCTGACATATCAGAAATCTGTAAGTCAGCCGCATTAGCAAACCGTCTACCTTCATCAACAATTTGACCTAATAATGCCATCAATGTTTGGCTAGGCTCTTTATAGGGCAATGGGATCATATTATCCCTCATTGCCCCACTTGGTACGTCTACATCACGCCATTCGCCCGGTGCTATCGGTGTGTCATCACCTTTAATCCGCATTCCTCTAGCTTTGAAGCCACCCGGGAGGTTAGACAATGTACCTGCGTCCACAAGCTGTCTAATAAGAGAAGTGCCAGACTTAGCAAAAGCGCCAACAAGATGGATAAGACCAAAACAATAGAAACCAAAACCCGGTACATAGCCGTAATGCACAAAATGCTGACGTTTTTGATAAGACTCATCGCCTTCTTCCCAGTTTCTGCGAATTGCTAATATGGTGTTACTGCCCTTCTCAATAGTCACCACGTAAGGTAGTGCAATACCTGTAACTTCACCGTCTTCTTCATGCTCAAAACCCGGCAAATCTAGGTCAACGTGCATCTCCAATACCTTGTATCGGTCATCAGATGTCGCTCTAAAACCCATCTTTTCAGCAATTTTCTTCTCAACTTCGTCCAAAGCATTATCTGGCTCACCCAAATCAACATCTCTATAGAAGCCAGCTACCTGCAAACGACGCAAATCGTTCTCAGTCTTACGCATTACATGGGTTACACGCTCTGCTTGCTCTAGATTCATCGCGCCATAAGGCACAACAAGGTCTTCAGCAGGTACAAACAGCGATACTTGACGATCTAAGTGTGGGTCAAAATACACTTTTTTGAACGCATTACCTGACATACCTAAGCCCCACAGCATACGCTCATGCTCTGGTCTAAACTCAGTCATCTCATCGGTTAACTGATAGTTCATGTCATCTTGAACACGTACTGCGGCATCCTTTTTGTCTTGTGTTTCCTTACCAATGATCTGAGTCTTAACCGGGCCCGCTGCGGGGAACGTACTCATCATAGTTTCAGCTTGGAATTTAACCAATGCCTCACTCAGTAGCGGGTGATATACCCCACACGCACCTTCCCAAGGTTCAGATCGTTCCTCGATCTTCATACCTAACAGCTCAATACCATCGACATAGGTAGTCATCCAGTCTTTTCTAGAGGCAATATCATCATCAAAGTCAGCTAATAAGTCACCTGCCAAAGTAACAAGCTCTTTATCGTCCATCTCTTCCGCTAAG